TCCCACGAAAGATCCCCTCCCGACGACGCCCGTCGTCACTCACCTGCACAGTGTACAGAGGAGTTTGTTCCTACCGAATGGAGGATGGCATGCCGTACTATCGTGAAACGTATGTGAACAAAGCGTCCAATTCCGTTACAACTCGGAATGGCGCAGCACATACTAATTTCCCGATGGTACTGGATGACGCACGCATCATGACCTTCCGGACTCGTCCGAAAGGCAATGCGCGTTCAGCAGAAGAAATTCTTCTTGAGCAAAGCGTCGATCCTTATGCTTACTTCTTGGAACGTGAGTCCCGAGAGAAGTACCAAGCTCGGCTTGCCGAGCGAGGACTCCCAGCTGACGGCGGACCCGATAGGGGTCATGCGTTTCAGCTGAGTAAGTATACTCTGGAAGGTACGCCGATCGCCACCGCTACTCAAGTGAGTAGAAGCGGCATCGGCTCGCCGATTACGACCATTGTTGGGCAAAACTTCTTTCTTGCTCCAACAGCGGCCCAAGTCGGACTGAGCACAGGCTCCCAAGCCCCGATCTTCCCGGCAAAACTGGGAACTTCGGGTCTTGATGCTTTCGCTCAGCAGGCCTACCAGCGTACGGCACCCACGTCTGTCATGTTTGATGCAGCCCGTGCGCTTGGGGAGCTCCGTCAGGGACTCCCTTCTGTTGCGACCTTGGCACTTAAGTCAAGGCTTCGCGACTTCAAGCAAATGGGATCAGACTATCTGAACGTCGAGTTCGGGTGGAAACCCCTAATCGACGATCTGCACAACATGGTGCGTGCTCTCGCGAGCGCGACTGTATTCATGGCCGGAACAGGCCAGCGAGTACACAGACGCTTCGGGACACCTGAGCAGGTCTCATCGTACACATCGAACTTCACGTCCGCTATGTACGTTGCAGGCCTCGGTGGAGTCACTTCTGGGCCTTACGGCTCACCAGTGTCAACACCGTCGGGAAGTTTCCATGGCGCCGTTGGCGTCAAGGGTAACTTTATCCGATCTCAGTGGACTACCAGATGGTTCGAAGGCGAGTTCACGAATTTCATGCCGCTTGGTTTTGATCCGACTGATTTCTTTAGTCGGATGAACCAGCTCATGAACGTGAAGCTTACGCCCCAGACACTCTGGGAGTTGTCTCCGTGGTCCTGGCTCGTCGATTGGAATCTCCGGATTGGGGACTCCATAGCTGCCAACGAGTTGGCTGCTAACGACTTGCTAGTGATGCACTATGGGTATGCGATGGAGCACACAACATACAAAGATTTTGTGTCCATCGACTACTCTGCGGTCCAAACTGCTCAACCCGGTTCGGGGTCAACGTGGGCCTACTGGCAGGGACTCCCCGCCAGCCAGACTCTCGTTGCCACGACCGAATACAAGCAGAGGATCCGTGCGAATCCATTCGGTTTCAAGATAGGTGGTTCGACCTCCCTTTCATCAGGGCAGTTGGCGATCCTTGGCGCACTGGGGCTCACAAGGCTCAAGTGAAAGCTGTGGTTCGGTGCTTAATCCGAACTTTCTTCCACCCAACATTCCATCAGCAAGGAGGGCTCTAATGCTCCCTGATCCTATTTCCATCAAGGTTGCAGGCGTTGCGACCAACCACCCCCGAACGGGGATTGGTGCGGAAAGCAACGTCTACTCGACCGCCGACGGATCTTCGCAGATCCGCGTAGGCGGTTCGCAGTCTCGCAACCGGAAGCGGAAGTACCTCGCGAACACAAAGACCAAGATTGCTGCTGATCCCCTTACGGCGATCAACCAGACAGTCGCGGCCACCGTGACCATCAGCGTTAGCGAGCCCCTGTGGGGGTTCACTGTCGCTGAGATCAAGGCGCTTGTCCTTGATTCTCTCGAGTTCCTTTCCGCTTCCACCGGTGCGAACACTGACAAGATCCTTGGTGGTGAGCGTTGACCGAACTTGTTCTCATTTTCGGCACACTCACCATCTCGATCCTCGTCAGCGTTAGCATCGCAGCGTTTACTTTCGCTGCAAAACGGTAACGGATCAGGAGAGCTAGCAGAGCAGGAATCACGACCCTGGAAGGGGCATGATGAAAAGCCTACTAACTCTCCACCTCTCAGCGCTGAGATCAGTTTCTCAGCACTGCTCGATTGGCGTCGTCATGGATGTTTCGTACATCCAGAAACGATGGGAAGACGAAGGTGATAGTTTCCTTACTATCACACTGCCCCGCTTCGCTAAGACTCTCGAAAGAGCCGTCGAAAGCGGAGTTTGGCCGGCTCATGAGCCTCTTGGATTCAAGAGGCACAAAGGGCTCCCGACGTTCATGTCAGGTTTCCTTAGCCGTGTCTTCCGACAGGATGGTTCTCTGCTGGATGACCCAGATGTGGAATGCATCTGGGCAGTACGACAGGTTTGCTACTTGTCGCACAAAGTTGAGAGAGACTGTACGCCCGAAAGGGTTAGTGCTGCCTTCTCTCAATTCATCCGTACCGACGATGAGCTCATTGGATTGCCCGGTCGAATCGACCGGGGGCGTCTGGAAAAGTTCCAGGCTACTTCCAATAGACTCTTTGGAGATTTGTTTCAGAAGCTCGATGCTCGCATCGCGGCTTATGAACTCATCCCCAAGCACGGACCTGGAGCTGTTGCTGAATCACTCTCTTCCTTGGAAAAGAGGGATTTCCGCTACTGGCCGGAGAGACTCGAAAGTGTCTTTCCGTACTGGCGCTATACGCGTAACAGCGTATATCCAGCATCCTATCCCGTGCTCGTCCCTGTGGATCAGGAGATGCCCGTCAGGGTTATCTCTGTTCCGAAAACCCAGTCGACTCCTCGAATCATTGCGATCGAGCCCTCTTCTGTGCAGTATGCGCAGCAAGGTCTCAAGCGTGAGATTTATGAGGAGATTGACCGTGGACCCTTAAGCAAGGTCCTTGGGTTCCAAGACCAGAAACGCAATCAACTTCTTGCTCAAAAGGCGAGCGTTGATGGTTCTCTTGCTACGCTCGACTTGAGCGAAGCGAGTGATCGCGTACACTGGTTCTTGGTGAGAACGATGCTTGAACGTTATCCCCACTTGTGGGACTTCGTTTGGGCTACTCGTTCTCATCGGGCAACGCTTCCTGGGGGGGTAACCATTCCCCTTCAGAAGTTCGCATCCATGGGGTCTGCCCTCACATTCCCGATTGAGGCAATGGTTTTCACAACATTGTCTCTGTGTGGAATTGAGGCCAGCCGGAGCAGACGACTGAAAGTCCGGGAACTTCCCGGACTCCTGTCCGTCTACGGTGACGATATCGTTGTCCCCGTAGATTCAGTCGATCTCGTAGTTGATTGGCTTGAGCACTTCGGTGCAAAAGTTAATCGAGCCAAGTCCTTCTGGAGCGGACGCTTCAGAGAGTCATGCGGCGCGGAGTACTACGCTGGCACGGATGTGTCAGTTGTACGCCTCCGCCATGAGCTTCCGAGCTCACGAGATGATGCAGCCGAAATTGCTGCTCTCGTTGACTTCAGAAACCGGTGTTATCGTGCCGGTCTCTGGGTCATGGTTGGCGAGCTAGATGAGGAATTGGAAACCCTCATTCGTCTCCCTATATCGAGAGCATCTCTTGAAGATCACGACCAAAGTAAGGAACGCTTTGCGAAAGCGGGCATTTCTTACTTGAATCGAGACACCTTCCTCCCTGTCACTGTTAAGTATGTCAGGTATAACCCTGAATACCAGAGATTGGAGAGGCGCGTGCCTGTGCTCGTCGCTCGTGCACGGTCTTACCGTGTCGACGATGAACCAGGTCTTCTCGAGTGGTTCCAAACCGTCCTTCGCCGGGGCGATTTCGTGAATCGCTACGATGGCCAAGAACGTCCTACGTCGTTCAGCATAAAACGTAGGTGGGTAGAGATCCAAGCGGATCTCTATAGTCGCTAACCAAGCGACTTGCGGGGCGAGGTCATTTGATCTCGCTGGGGAATGTCCTGTTGGCCTTGACATTCGTCAAGGTGGCAGTGCATTCC